CTGCAACTTCAAAAACCGATTGGTCGAGCCACTTCACTCCAGGTGCGCGTGTATTGACTTTTCCACCAATTCCAAAAGCAAACCCCAACTCGCAGCACAGTTCTTCAAGCGACTCCAAGAAATCTTGGTTGCAGAAGGTATTGAATCTGATCACAAGGTCCTGGTAGAACTTATCAATAAACACTTTCCAGATTGGCGTCGTGTTCTTAATGAGTGTCAGCGTTATTCTGCTGGTGGTAAAATTGACTCCGGCATTCTTGCACATTTTTCGGATGTAAAAGTAAATGACTTGGTTAAAAAACTTAAGGAAAAAGATTTCCCCGAAGTACGTAAATGGGTCGTCAATAACCTGGACAATGATACTTCTGTCCTACTGCGTCGTATTTACGATGCTTGTTATGATTCCATGGTTCCGAGTAGTATTCCTGCTGCTGTGCTTACTCTCGCTAAGTATCAGTATCAAATGGCATTTGTGGCAGATCAAGAAATAAACATGCTTGCTTGTCTTACTGAAATTATGGTGGAGTGTGAATTCAAATGAAGAAAGAAGATCTTATGCATCTGAAGATTCTGGCAGCAATAAAAGAGCATAATATTCCAGAAACTGAAATCAAATACATTGGGCCTGGTGAGGGAACTCATTGGTATCGCATTGCTAATAAGCACAGTGTTCCAGTAAACATGATTGAAGAATTTGAAAGAGTGGATGAAGAGCAATGAAAGAAAGACAACGCAATCAAGTTAAATCTAGATTCTATTATATTTTCTGGGGAACTGCTACAATAGCAGTTGTTTTGGGACAACTTTATGTTGGCACTGGATATCGTGTCCTGCACGGTGGTATACAAGAATTACTCAATAAGGTTGATGGAGTTTTGCTTCACAGGGGTGAAGATAATTATGGGGGTTTTCTGTGATTGTATCTGAACTTGATGCTTCATGGGCTGCTGATGAGTTTATCAATTACTTTGAAAACTTTACGTCCATTGAAGACTACCTTCGTTATGTAAAAAAAGAACTAGTTACTCAAACTAGTCAACTCACTCCTTTGCAGGATGAGTTTTTCAATGTGGATATCCATCCTGAGGAGATGGAGTTTGATATCAAGTTTGTTGGTAATCGTTTTTCTAATTCAGTACCTCAAGAACACTATCGCAATCTTTTGGCAGCAGTGTCCTCTCATAACAACGAGAGTAACATCCCTGGCAGAGAGTTGCGTTGGATGGTATTTGAAAAGAAAACCCAAACTGTAGTTGGATTCATTCGTTTTGGATCTCCGACTATTAATTCAAGACCTAGGAACGTGTGGCTTGGCAAAGCACCTAACTTGTCTGTGTTCAATCGCCATGCAGCGATGGGATTTGTAATCGTTCCATCTCAACCATTTGGATATAATTATCTTGGTGGTAAACTTCTAGCATTGATGTGTGTCTCTCATTTTGCTCGTGAGACTTTGAACGAGGTCTTTGAGAAAGACATTGCACTATTTGAAACCACATCACTGTATGGGTCTACCACCTCAGCGTCCCAGTATGATGGTCTGAAACCCTTCATGCGGTACAAGGGCCTGACTGATAGCAAGTTCCTACCCCTTCTGCACGATGAGGTCTTCCACCGCCTTCACGACCGTTTTACGGTGCTTAACGACAACAACCCTCTAACTGACAATAAGGCATCGTCTAAGAAGATGAAGCGTCAGTCTAAGATGATTCGCATCATCAAGAACTCTTTGCAAGACAAGGAGAAATTAGAGCACTTCAATGCTGTGATCGATATGGCATTTGGACTCACCCAGAAGAAGAGATTCTATATCTCGGATTATGGTTATTCAAATGTACGTGAAGTGATAATGGAAGAACAAGATAAATTAGTTCGTGGCCCTAACTGGGATAAGTTTTATCTAGAGAATATTATTGCCTGGTGGAAGAAGAAAGCAGGTAAGCGATATGAAAAACTAAAGCAAGAAGATAGGTTCAGAACAAAGGTTGAACTCTGGACAGAAGATGATGACATTCAAATTATTAGATAATGGAACTCAAAGATTGGCTCAATTCAATTAACTTCAACAAAGAAGATCTATCAGAACACATTAAGGATTACCCACCATATATTGTGAATCGATGTCTGTCGGGACACTTGGATTGTGTAATGTTTGCTAATGAAATGAATAAATATCCTCAATTGGATAAGGATATGCAATATTCCTTTTTCCTAAATACTTTGAGGAAAAAGAAGAGATTCTCTCCCTGGCTCCGAAAGGATAAAGTTCAGGATATAGAATGTGTCAAACAATACTATGGTTATAGTAATGAGAAGGCATCTCAAGCTCTGAAAATTCTTACACAAGAACAACTTAATTTTATTAAAAAACGACTTGACGTTGGAGGATCTAAATGACTGCCACTGTGGAACCCACTTTTGAATGGTCGCAAGAAAAAATGCTTGAGGTAGTTCTCAATGAACCAGATGATTTTTTGAAAGTTCGTGAGACTCTAACCCGCATTGGAGTTGCGTCTAGGAAGGAGAAAAAACTTTATCAATCTTGCCACATTCTACATAAGCAAGGTAGATACTATATTGTTCATTTCAAAGAACTGTTTGCTCTAGATGGAAAACGTGCAAATCTGACCCTCAATGATGTTCAACGTCGCAATCGTATTGCTCGTTTGCTCTCTGACTGGGGATTGATTTCTATCATTAGAGAGGATGACAGTCTTGATATTGCACCATTGAATCAGATCAAAGTGTTGTCATATAAAGACAAAGGTGAATGGATTCTCGAACAGAAATACAACATCGGTAAAAAGAAAACTGCTGTAGAACAATAAATAAAAGGAGGTTAATTGCCTCCTTTTTTAATGTCAACAAGAACAGCAGCGATTGTCATAGACGATTTCTTATCAGAAGATAAGTGGGATTGGATTCAGAGCAATTTAAATGATTATTTGAATACTTCAGAGTTTGTAGAAAATATTCATGAGCCATATAAAACCACCATCGGTTGGATAAAGGAAAGACTTACTGAATTGGATTTATTTCAAGAGCATTGGAAAAGCACTCTAGATGGTTGGTCTTTTATAAACACATTGCCACCTAATGTTGATAGAGAATCTTCAGGAACAGGATATCATATTGACTTTGGTGGGTTTGTGTATTATGCTCATCCGTCATGGGATTCTTCCTGGGGAGGTAATCTCAAATTTGAAAATTGTGATGTGGATAAAGTTGAACCAATACCAAATAGATTTGTTTGGATCAATCCAAAAGTCCCTCATGGTATTGAGGTGGTAAATAGTAGTGCGACACATAATCGAATAACCATTGTTGGGTGGCCTGAGGGATGCGTAGAATACTCAGGTGCAACACAACAGATAAATATTTCAATATAAGGCTAAGTAATGGCAAAAAATAGGTATACAAGAGCACTTAAGGTACTGAAGAATTCTCAGGTAGATGAGAAACTTCAGATGCTTGAGTCATTGCCTACAAATAATACCACTGGTCTTTATGTTGTTGAACCTGCGATTGTAAACACAGTTACAGTTCCTGGCGAGGTTGATAGAGAAGCAGACTTCACTCAAGATGGAGATGGTGGAGGGAGTTATGATGGAACGGATACAACTGGTTTATTCCTCAGTGATGGAACTATTCTGACCATTGAACCACCTGGAGATACGAGTTATATTCTTGGACCCATGGCATCGATGTGGTATGCCTGGGGAAACTTTACTCAGATTGGATATATCAGACAGTCTGATAGAAAGATGGTCAATCTTGCCAGAATTACTGGTGAATTGGGTAGTTGGGATGGATCATCTAATTTCACTAGTTATGGCCAATTAACTTTAGAACAGGCAGTTTGGTTTCAAGGCACTCCAAAACTAAATGGTGCTGATAATGATACTCCAAATTATAGAGCATTTTATCCTGGTCCACCTTCAAACGTGGCAGATGAACATGGTAGATATTTGTGCGTAATTACTGGAACTACAAAATCAACTAGTAGTGAAGAAGAGCAGCGCACTCCGGATGTTATGGGTGATGCGGAATCTCAGGGATATCCTTGGGAGAAGAAAAAGTTAGATGATGAAGATAAGAATGATGAATTGATGCAGTTGGTTCTCAATGCAGCAATGTTGGGTTTAGATATTGCTGCTGTTGTGGCATTACTATTCCCAGAACCTGGTTCTTCAGCAGCCGGCGCAGCATACCTTGCTCCTAAATTGAGGTATGCCGCTGCATTTGGAAGACAACTTGCTAGACTTAATCCATTCAGAGGTAGCACAGGCCTTGCTAGAGGGTTGAGAGGTTCAAGGGTTGGTGCCACTGGACTGAAACAGCAAGGATTCCAGGCACTAAAAGGTGGTCAAAATCTTCATAGAGGTAGTAAGGGTTTATTGAGTCCTGGTGGAAAGGGTGTATATTCAGCACCTAGGGTTGGGCAAGTCGGTCCCGGTGGACTTAGACCGGGTTCTGGTGCCGCAAGATATACTCAAGCAGGATCTAATCCTCTTGGTGGAGCGGCTGGAAGAAGTGGTCAACCTGGTGGTGTTGTTGGTAGTATTACTCCAGGTGGAGCAAGAAGAATTCCTGGTGGACCTGAACCGCAATCTGTTGTAAATCCTCAAACCTTCCAGAAAGGTCAACGACTCTTCCAGAAAATTCAGAGTGGAGCATACCCAAAGAGCACTAGAGCAAATCAACTTAGGCGACAAGCAGGGCAAGCTGGATTTGGTCCTGGTCAAACAAGTGTTCCCGCACGAAAAATTCCAAGATTAGAAAATTACGAATATATCCTGGAACAAATGAACAACTGTAGGTTGTTTGAACAAACTGGTGCAGGAAACGTTAGTGGAACTGAAGCCGCCGATGGTTATGTTGGTGAAGTAATGCAGAATTCATCTCCAGAAGAATTGGAGAAAGCTTCTAATGATGCTAATAATATTGCCAAAGATGGTGGTCAAGGTGTATCTGAAGATGAATTGGCAAAAATTGATCAAGAAGTGGAGGGTGCAATAAATGGATTAGTTGATACTATTGATTTTACTAGACCAGAGTCTATGAGTAATGATGCATTATTTGATTCCGTCGCACTAATGTATGAGGCAGATGAAAATTTCTTCTCTGAATTGTCTGAAAAACATAGAAATCTGGTTGATACAAAAACAATAGATGATGCATATAAAGTGTATTCTGATAGAAGAGAATATATTAATAGTTGGGAAAACTCTTTTGCCATTAGTCCAGAATTTGAAAGTTATTACAAAGGTTATCAAAGTTATTGGGATAATTTTGTGGGTGATGTATATACGGTGCCTGCTAATGATGCGCTTGGTTTCTCTTGGCGTTACAAAGGACGAGAGATTACATCAACTGAACATGATATGATCATGAGTTGGAGCGACTTGTTTACAAAAGCTTGGGACACATTTAATGATGTTGTCGTTCCAAAAAAGAGAGAACAAAGACAAAAAGCTTTTGAAGAATATGAAAAGGTATCGGGTGATGCCTATAGAAAATTTATCATAGCAATTATAAAGGATTGGTATATTGATCCTTTCGCTTTGGATGAACCAGTTCCACACGATTTGATGGGAGATCTTGCATTATTGGGAATATCAGCAGGTGCTGCTTTGGTTCTTATAAAAACATTAGGTGCCGCCAAAGTTGCCGTGTTAACAAAAACTTCTAATGGAATAAGGAGAATTCTCCGGTGGTGGAACAAGGGTAGGGATGGAACAGTTCCTGGTGAAAATACTGCTAGTTGGAAAGATCTAAGGGCAGATGACTTAGCACAAGGTGCAAAATTTGTTGATCCAAAAACAGGAGAACTTGTAGGTGGGGCACTACCAAGAAATCTTCAGCAACTTGGGGACCTTTTAAGAGGTAAGGGTGGATTCACTTGGGAATTTAATCCATTTCCAGGTGGTGGTTTGAGAACAGGTCCAACAGCATTAACAAGACAACTGATTGAAAGACCTTTTAGAGCTATAAAGAAATTTTTTGAGGATTCTGATCTGAAAGGAAATCTTCTCACCGAGGAAACCTCCGATGAGAAAGCATTATACGATGCATTAGATACTGCTCTCAAGGAAACTGATCCCAAAGATTTTGGAAAAGTTATGAGTAAATTTCTTGCAATGGTGGATGATCAAGTATCTAAGAAGAAAGCGATGGAATCTTATCAACCTAAGTTTTTACAACAGAGAAGTAGACAACCACTAGAGGAATTGATAACTCCAAAACAAAAAAGAATTCTTAGGGAGATTAAGAAACCATTTGAAATTAAGGAAGCACCTACTAAATTTAAGGTGAAACCAACTGGTAGAAATAATAAAGTTGTTGGTGCAGGACTGATGAAACCTATTCAGGATCCAAAGGCTTTCAAACCTGATCCTGCTATATGGAAAGCAGGTCATAAAAAATATAATGAAGCTTCTAGTCAAGATAAAAAGAATCATGTTCTTGAATTGGTGGGTGCTTCCGATCACCATTGGTCAACTCTGATTGAGAGATCTGGTCGAGAGAGGCAAGAGAAAGTTAATGAGGCAATGGCTAAGGAATTTGATAGAGAGATGGAAAGACTTTATGAAAAGTATCAAGAGAAAGAAACTAAAGTTGATAGAGTAATTCAATCTATAAAAACCACATCACTTGATAAATCTAATATCAAACCAGTGCATCCTGATGAACCACCATCACATACTCCAAATGGATATCATGCAAAGTATGGTCAGAAATATAAGCACGATAAGTTAGATCCTCATAGTGCTGAGTTTATGCCAAGAACTGGAAATCCTGTAATTGATGCAAACATAGACAAAGCAACAGATCATAAGAATAAGAATAGGAAAACTAAAATTCTTAATAAATCTAGTAAAATTATTCGCAATGAAGAATATTCATTGATGAAAAAATTATTGTTGCTGAGCAATGATCACAACAAATCAAAAAATATATCTAATACATTTAATCCACCCAATATACCTAAATTGAGTGAGGGTATGACTACAGCGGGCATTACACAAACGACACTCGCTCCATCTGGTGATGTTGATATTGTAGATACAGAAGCAGCATTTGACACAATCTTTAATAGTCTTAATTCTACTGTGAGCGGTGGAGAAATTGTTATGGCTGGTACTGAGAATAGTATAAATGGTGGAACCCACACCATTTATAGAAGGACTATGCTTAAAGTTGATGCGACTGAATCTTCTACTCTTCTATTAACAATTCAAAAAGGTGGTGGCACTTCAAGTTGGACTGATCGGGGCGGAGCATCAAGTTTTGATGATGGGGTAAATTTAAATGTATACTCAGAGAGTGCTCCATTTGATGCTCCAGCATACTATCAAGCTGATATGGATTCCGGAGCATATGTTATACCAATTCCTAAAAATTATTCAGATCTTGTAATTCAAATTGAACAATTTGCAAAAGTAGGTGCGACTGGATCATTGCGGATAACAAGAGCTTCCCTTCAAAGGAGAACTCCAGTAAGTGTGTTTGTATCACTTGATGATCCAGAAGCAACATCATTCATAAACATGGGTGATATGACTGGTCTTTCTGCTGAAGAAAGAAGGAAGAGATTATTAGAAATGTTGAATGCTGGTGATGAATATGTAGAAAAATATATTGGACCTGATTTCCCTGGAACAGGTGTTCGCCCTGGAGAAGATAGTTACTTGGATATTCAGGCTGGTGGTGATCAAATTACCATGGTCGATGGTGAGACAGTTAGAGATACGATCAGATTCCCTGGTAGTGATGGGGATCCATCTCCTCCATCTCCAACTCCATCTCCAACTACAACTACAACTACAACAACGACCACTTCGACACCAACCTCAACATCTACAACTGATACTCCATCGGATACTGAAACCACTCCTAAAGGTGGTGGAGCAAATCCAAACGAGAGTGGAGGTGGTGCAGAAAGTGTTAGGACCTCTAATGACATAGTATTAGATATGTTGGCAGATATTGAAAATAATCCATCATCGTATGAAGATAGAGAGGGAGTCCAAACAGGAATACCTGCCTTTGATTATTCTGCTGATATTGCAGCATCTATTAGGTCAAATACTCCAGTTAATATTCCACAACAGAATATTCCGCAGGGACAAATTGATAAAATGATTAATAGTATAGATCCAAAAACTATTGGTGAATATGGTATAAAACTTAATTCTACTCCACAACCATATTCAGATGAACATTTTTATGAATTGCCAAATGGTGAGGTAAGAGCACATACTCCAGAAACCAGGAAGAAATATCCAAATAATACTAGGGGTGATGCTTCACGCAATACTGGTTTTGCTGGTATGGGAAATCCTCTTGGTGCTGCTGGTAATGCTCAAACTCAAATTGTTGTTCCTAAAGATGGTTCTGAACCTTATCTTCTATATACTGATCATGCATATGTTAACTCTGCCCGAATGGGTGGGGGTGAACTTCCTGACCCGGTAAAAGGAGCGATTGCTGTAGGAGTTCATGCATCTGCGGGACATGGAGAAGCACCCAAAGTTGGTCCAGGTGGAGTGCCAATTCCAAATTTTGAACTTGACACTACAACACCAAATACTGGTAAGATGAGAAACTATCCGCCAAATATTAGGGGTGATGTTAGAAAACAAATCAGGGTTCCTATGAATGAGTTGCCGCCTAGAGTAAGAGAAGCAATAGAAAAGCAAAGAAAATATATGAAAGAATCAGCAAATAAAAAAAGACTTAAGTCTGTGAAAGACATTCCTGGATACTATGATGGTAAACCAGCACCTCTTGGATTCCCAATGGAGAAACCACCAGAGATGGTTGATGGTAAACATCCAGATTTAGTAACTGCAAAAGGACAGGAGAAGAGATCTAACAGATATAATAGATTGGATCCTCATAGTGCTAGAGCTATGCCTAAGACTGGTAACCCATTCATTGATAAGAAAGTGAAAGCAGCAGCAAAGAAACCCACTAAAGGAAAACCACATATTAATAAGAAAACAACATAAATAACCATGAGACCTTTCGTGCGGTCTCTACGAAAGTCGGAACACCCTATAAACTGGTACGGTTGTTACTGTACCAGTTTTTTTCGTTTTATGGTTAAATAGTAGTGGATGCCGTAAGGGTCCACAAAACATAAACTCGCTTTTAAAGGAGCTAAAACCATGGGAGAACTTACCCAGTATCATGCTGCGGATTTGCCAGCCTTGCTAGATCGCATAAATAGGCATAGTATTGGTATGGATGAATACTT